TTAGAATTAGCGTTTGAGCGGAGCGAGATCGAATTACTGAATGACGAAAATCAGATTATGGAGTTGACAGCGTATCAGGCGGAGAAGCTCCCGTCTGGATTGACGCGCTATGGAAGCCCTGACGGTCTGCATGATGATACTGTCATGGCGTTGGCGATGGCATGGAGCGGTATCGCAAATCAAGTATGGTTTATCTCTTGAGGTGAGTATGAAAATCAACGTATTACAAGACGGCGAGATTAAGGCAATCAGTTTCGATGCGTGGGGCGGGCTGGAGAACTTTCTAGCCGTGTCGTCCAACGGCCAACCGTCGCAAGGCGCACGCTTGCGGCAGATTGTCCCTTGGCTGAATAAAGCCATTGTTATGACCGCCAACGCGGTAGCGCAACTGCCCATTGAGTTTACACGCGGCGAAGTGGTGCTGGATAACGATAGTGTTTGGGGGGCAGTCGAATCACCGCAAACGTTATTGTATAAAATGGTATCCTCGCTCTGCGGCGGGTCTGCGTATGCGTTGATCGAAGCGACCAACCGCGCCATTATCTCAATTGATTACGTTGTACCGTCCAGCATCCGCCCGCTGTTTGACGCAAGCGGCGAGTTACTGGGCTTTGAGCGCAATGTATCGGGCAAGGTGCAAAAGTTACAAGTGGAAGATGTGCTGTATATGTGGTTGCCTGACGACACGGTTGAGGTAGGCCCCGCACAGATCACGCCACTCGCCAGCGCGGTACTCCCCGCTTCCCTCATGGCGGCGATGGATGCGAGCTTACAGGTTTACGGTGAGCGTGGGTTTATCCCGCCGATGCTGTTAGCGGCAAAGGGCATGAGCAACAAAGCGGACGTGGAAAAGACTGAAAAGTGGTGGAACGCTTTTTTACGTGGCTGGACAAAGACCATTGCCAAGATTATCAACGCCGAAGCCGTGACACCTACCGCAGTAGGCGCGGGCATGGAGGACATGAAGGGGAGTTATATCGAGATTACCAAACAGCAAATCGAGAATATCTCCGCCGCGTTCAATATCCCGCTTTCCATGTTCCTGTCTAACTCCGCCAATTATGCAACGTCATTATCCGACCGCCGTGTGTGGTATGAGAGTGGTCTGTTTGTGACGCTGTACCAGACGGTTGAGGATAGCCTAAACGATCAAATCTTTTCACGTTACGGGATCACATGCCACTTCACGCCTGAATCCATTGATGCCTTCCAAGAGGAAGAGGCCGATAAGTCTACGTCGCTTGCGTCCCTGTCCGCCACGTTTGACCAGTACCCCGATGCGGCCGTTATCGCGGCGGGTGTACTTGGGTATGACCTGACCGACGAACAAAAAGCGGACATCTTGGCATTGAGCGAAGATGACGAGCCAGAGCCAGAGCGGGAAGTTCCCGCCGTGCCAAGTCAAGAGGATAACGACATTGCAGAGGAGATTACCAAGTGGCGCAATTTTGCCAGCAAGCCGCGCAAGCGTGAGTTTGAGGCAAAGCACATCCCGCCTGCCATTGCGGAGCGCATCCGTGTCGGACTGCGTAACGCAAAGACGGCAGAGGAGCAGGCGCAGGTTTTCGACAATGCGTTTATTGTGGCCGAACAACCAAACAACGACGAAGCAGTGAAGGCACTGGCCGCCAGTATCGAGCGGGCCGTTGCATCCATCCATGAATAAACAACACTTGCACTTTGTAATGCGTGAGGCTTTGCACACCGTTCCTAATGTGGCGCGGTATCTCTCGCCGTCCACATTGCAAGCGTTGAAAGCCGCTCCCGCATTGAGCAGGGATGAACTCGAGGCGCGGTTGGCAAAGAAAATCGGGGCCGTTGATAAAAAGTATCTGCTCATCCTAGAGGCAAACAACGGCATCCCGCCTTTTGGCTTTTGGCAGAGCTACGAGGAAGAGTTGAGGCAGGCTATCGCCGCGCCGATACGGACGCAGATCGAGCAGTCATTTAATAACTATTCTGATTATGTGGACTTCATCGACAAAGCGGGCGCGGTGGGCGATATTGACACTGCAATGACGCGGGCCGTCAATGACGTGGCGCATGGCATATCGGAAAATAGCAAGTTGTTATTTGAGAAGCTGGCGCGTGAAGGTGTACCCAGTGATGAGATTATCGAGCGCATGGCACTCCGTTTTTCATCGGGTCATGCGGAGCAGGTCGCCGTTACAGAACTTACCCGCGCTGAAGCGCACTTTGCAGACGCACTTTCATCCCGTCTAGGCGAGCAGGGCGTTACAACACAGATTCGCTGGCAGACTTCAGAGGATGAAAGGGTTTGTCCCATCTGCTTCCCCGCAGACCACAAACTACGGGATGAGCCGATCAACACCCCGCGCGGCGGTTGGAATGGGCAGACATGGGGCGAGCGTTTCGGCAGGCCGCCCGGACATCCAAACTGCCGTTGTCAAACAGTGGTGGAGATCGTGACAAGAAGGCCGAATGAGTAAAACGCTTACCATCCAGCCAACTTTCCGCGAGTTGCTGAAACGCATCACGGACGCAATAGACAACCCCAAGACACGCAACCGCTTACTTATCCGCGCCGTATTGGAATTGAAAGACCTAGCCGCAGGGTATCCCGTTGCGGGTAAGTGGAATCGCGCACCAGGAACAAGGGGCGATAATGTCTGGTATCAACGTGGGTTCGGTACTCGCTGGCTAAAACAGGATGGAACATACGGCGGAAACAACACGTCTAAAAATCTGCAACAAAGCTGGCGCACAGAGGTTCAGAAGCGTGACGAGTTTTCAGCGTCCGCATTTACAGAGGTGAACTACGCCCCGTTCCTGCTTGACCCTGAAAAGCGCGTTAGGTGGGCAGAGCGTCACGGCTGGCAATCACTGGATGAAATCGAGAAGGAATACACACCGCGCTTTGAAAAACTAATACTGGATGAGGTGGATAAACAGATCGAGGAATTATGAACGAATACCGCGCCATATATCTGACAATTGTTATCAGTCTCGGCTTTTCGCTGTTCTTATGCACAGCCGCGCTGGTGGCCTGTCTTTTTATGGTATACTACATGTAATCGAATAACCCTGTACCCGTCATAGGTGCGAACGCACAGCACGGCAAGGGATGAACGCAAAGGCGAAAGCGCGTTAAAGCCAACTGGCTTTAATTTGCGCTTTTTTCGTTGTGAGGTGACATGGATGATGAGTTGGTAATTTACGGAGGAGAGATCAAGGCACTCGGCAACGGGAAGGTGGGCGGCGTGTTAGTCCGCGTCACCAACCAGAACGAACCCGACCTTGCCAATGATTATTTCTCCAGCCAGTCTGATGTGCGCTTCCCGTCCGAGATTGACGTTTATTACAATCACGGCATGGATGAAACCATCAAGAAGCGCGTCATTGGGCGGGCAAAATTGAGCCGACTGGATAACGCTGACGTTTGGGCAGAGACACAGTTGAACATGCGTGATGAGTACGAGAAGCGCATTTATGAACTGGCAGAAGCGGGCAAGCTGGGATACTCCAGCGGTGCGCTGTCCCATTTGGTCGAGCGTGAACCCGTCGGGAAATCGTATCACATCAAGACGTGGGTAATTGGGGAAGCGTCATTGACCCCCACCCCCGCAGAGTACCGCAACACGGTACGCACAATCAAATCTATTACGTTAGAAACCGCAGACGCGGTACAGGAGATCAAAATGGAAACAAACGAAATTAAGAGCGAAATCGAACAAGGCATCAAAGCCGCGCTCGAAAAGAAAGAAGCCGAGGCCAAAGCCGAAGCCGAGAAACAGGCCGCGATCAAGGCCGCCGAAGATAAGGGTTATGCCGCCGCATTGGAAGATGTCAAGAGCCGCAAAGCCCCCGCCTTCAACACCAAAACCGAACTTGGATTCAGCGAAGAGAAAGACGCTGTTCCCGCGTTCAAGCATTGGGTACAGACTGGACAGGTCAACGGTGCGCTTATCGCCCCCGACTCGTCCTATAACATCAAAGCCGCCTTCAACCAGACGACTGGCGCAAGCGGTGGTTATCTCGTCCCTGACCCGCTGTACAATCAGATTATCGCCAAGCGCAACCTGGCCTCATGGGTGCGCCAGTTGCCCGTGCAGATTTTCAGCACCCCGTCAGACCACCTGCTCGTGCCTGTTGAGGACACCAGTCACACCGCGTTTGTGTTGACCGCTGAAGCTGGCGCGTACAACGAAGATGAGGGCACGATTGCACAGAAAGATTTGATTCTGTACAAATACACCAAGCTGATTAAGGCCAGTGAAGAATTTATGATGAATCAAGGCACGAACTTTGATTCATGGTTGACCAACGCCCTCGCCCGCGCCGAAGCAGTGACCGAGAACACCGCCTTTACAACTGGCACCGGCTCCGGCCAACCGCAAGGCATCGTCACGGGCGCAACCGCTGGCAACACAACCGCCACGACTGACGTTATCCTTCCCGCCGAACTCACTGGCTTGCTCGGCTATTTGGGCGCGGGCTATAACGTCCCGTCTGAATGTGGCTTACTCATGAACAATGCAACCAAGTGGTATCTCGCTGGCTACACTGGCAACCCGTTTCTGTACCAGAACACCCCCGCTGGTTCACCTGACAATCTGTTTGGTTATCCTGTGGTTGTGGATGACGATGTTGTGACCTACACCACCGCTTCCAGTAAGTGTATCGTGTTCGGTAACTTCAACTTCTTTGGAGTTGTGGAAAAGCCCGGTATGTTGGTACAGCGCAATCCGTACCTGTACATGGCTAACGGACAGGTCGGTATCTTCGCCAACATCTATCGCGGTTCGGCTGTCCTTCAGTCCGAAGCGTTCTATTACCTGACCAACCACTCGTAAGTTGTAACTAACAATGGGGCGGGGAAACTCGCCCCATTTGGAGAATACTAAAATGAGAAACACAAGACTCCCTGACAAAATTAAGATCGTGACGACTGTCGTACCCACTGCGGGCGCGGCGGCTGGCATGACTGAAACCGAAGTGAACGGCACGGGTTATTCCCGCGTAATGTGGCTTTTGCACACGGGCGCGGCCGCCACAGGTGCTACGATTGATTTCAAGATTCAATCCGCGACATCAACAGGCGGCTCGTTTGCCGATGTATCCAGCGCGGCACTGACGCAGATTCTAGCAGCCAGCGGCGCGAGCAAAGTGTACGCGATTGACATGCCCGTTGACCCCGCCCGCCCGTTCATGATTCCCGTCGGCGTGGTAGGTACGGACACTTTCGCTAACAGCGCGGTTGCGATCCTGTACAAGGGTACTGATTACCCCGTCGCCACCTCGTACCTGACCCAAATTGTGACCTTGTAACATGCCAAGCTACTGTCTGCTCGCTGACCTGAAAACGTACCTGAATGTCACCGCATCAACGGATGACACCCTGATGCAGTTGTTGCTTGACGCGGCTACCGCCCGAATCGACTCACGCACGGGCAGGACGTTTCAGGCGGCGGGCGACAGTGTGCGGTACTTTGACCCGTCCCTTGATATTATGCGCGGCGAGTTGTGGCTGGATGAAGATTTATCCTACATGACCAGCGTCGTAAACGGTGACGGCACCACGATCACCAGCCAGTTATATACACAGCCACGCAATGTCACCCCGTATTATGCGCTCGGCTTCAAAACGTCCGCAACCGATACATGGGAATACACCACCGACTCACAAAATGCAATCTCTATCACAGGTCGTTGGGCGTACATGGAGCGGGCGAACATCACGGCTATTGCGCGGTCAAGTAACGTAGTGACTGCAACCGTCACCGCTCCCCGCCTGTCTGTGGGCGCGTCCGTGTTTGTGCTGGGCGTAGCGGATACGGGCTTCAATGGTACGTTTACCGTTGTAAGCAATACCGGCTCCGCGATCACATGGGCGCAAACGGCATCCAATGACACCGACACAACGGGCGTGATTTTATTCACCCCGACCGATATAGTCACCGCTTGCCGCAGACTGGCCGCATGGATGTACCGCCAGAAGGACACGCAACAAGGCGACCTTGACCGCCCGATATTGGCGGGTGATGGGTCGGTTATCATGCCGACAACGCTCCCGCAGGATGTGGAAATGTTGCTCCGTCCGTACTCAAGGATTTTATAATGTCGTCGTTACTGCTTACCTTTTACGATGACCTTGAGGCGATGACCGTATCTTACACCGATAAAAGCGGCGGGACGGTTACAGCTACCGCACTGAACATTGACGAGAGGACGGACAGCATCCAGACCGCGCATTTGCCGTGTCGAATTATTACATCCACACAGGCAGATTCGGCGGTCATCCTGAAAGGCGCGGGATCAACAGCGACATGGAACATCACTGACCTGTTTTTACTCGCTACCGTAGCGCAGGACATGGGTACGTTTGTCGTCCAGCCTGTTTTGAAACGGTACGAGGTCGCATATTTGGAAGCACTACAAAAGCAATGGAATTTAGTACACGGATGGAGTACCGAAACGCTGGTACTAAACGTCACCATGCAGGCGGGGAAATATGAATACCCCGCAGGAAGCGGGACGTTTTTCTACGGCGTAAAGTGCGACATCGTTTTAGAAGAGATTGTATAGGAGATCACTATGTCAGCACCCTCAAAGAAGATTTTTACTGTCGGCTTGAACGCCGCAAGGATTTACGAACTCGACCAAGATGACGGGGCGATTGCGTCCACCAACGCGACCGCTTATGACGGCTTGAGCGTCGGCGGGCCTGTTCTGTTCAGCTACTCTCCGCCCGATCCCGAATCCATCGCGCACCCTGGAAACAATCAGGTTCTGCAACGTGACGTATTGCCCTCTCTGGACTCATCCAGCGGGTCACTCGAAGTATCGCGCTCGGATATGGACACCATCGCCGCATTGACAAATGTCAATGTGTTCAACCCAGTTACAGACATCAACTCAATTGCATGGCAAACCAACCAGCAAGGCACGGAGCCGACGGTCGGGTTGTTGGTGTACGCACAAGCCAAGACCGCCGCAGGTTTGCGGGCGTGGTCAACGTACATCTTCCCCAAAGCCGTTATCGTACCCAAGCCCAAAGGCATGAGCCGCGATCAGGCAAATCACGCTTTCTTTGTCCAGCCTCAAAGTGCAACGAAGCATATTTACGGCGTGGCGTTGAATTCCACTGATGACGGATGTACATCTGCCGAGGTGATTGAGTATCAAAGCAATTACCGCCTGCATGTGGCAGGCTGGACAACCACAGCGACCGAAGCCGCTTATCTGTTTGACGCCTCTCTCCAATACACCAACAACGGCGCGGCGGGTATCATCGTCACCAAGAACGGTGTAAAAATGACCTACGGTGCAACAGCGGACGCGGTACATTACACCGCTGACGGCGACACCATCACTTTCGGCGCGGCTCTGACCAACGGTGACAAAGTGGTTGCCCTGTACGAATTGGCCGACGCATCAGTTGATGTTGAATAAAGAAAGCAGGAGTAATGCTTAAGACTAAAAAGATTGGGAAGTGGACGGTCTCGGAAGCGGGGATGCGCGAGGCCGTCCGTAAGATGAACATGATTCAGCAAGTGCGGGAGCAGGCAGAGAAGGGCAAAGCGGACGACGAACTTATCACTGCCTTGTCCGTCTTTCCTGTTATCGCTGGATGCGTTACACCGTTACTAACAATCGAGAAGTTTTTGCAAATTCCTGAACAGGAACTAGACGAACTCTCGAAGGCCGCGATGGAGCTAAACCCGCACTGGTTCGTTATGCCTGACCAAGAAAAAAAAACAGACGAAACACAGAGCGAACCTACGCCCGACTCCAAGACCTAGCCGCGCATCAGGGCGGGGAACTTCCCACCAAAATCGAATTGAACTGTGAGAACGCTTGGGAAATCTGGACGCTCTGGCGTGCTACGGATCGGCGGTTTCTCCCCTCGCAATTGATGGACGAACCCGAAGCATTATTATCTGACATGATAACACTTGACTCCGCGTATGAGGCCGTCCGCAACGCCGCGCAAAAAGAGGAACAATGACCACCAGAACAATTGACATCCTTCTCAACATGCACCCCGACCAAAAGTCCATCAATAGGACACAGGCGGGCATCAAGGATATAGAGAAGGCACTCAAGCGGGTCGAACAACAAGCCAACCAAACGCGCGAGAAAATGGAAAAACTCGGCAACGTCGGCAACAAGCTGGCATTGACGGGCGCGGCCATTCTCGCGCCTTTTGCATTGGCAATGAACAAATATATCCAGACCGCAGGCGAGACAGAAGATACATCGAAGCGGCTGGTCGCACTTGGTAAACGTTGGGAAGAATCACAGATGCGCATCGGGCGCGTGACTGCCGAAGTGGTATTACCTGCTCTTGAGAAGGCGTTAGACGTGATTGACAAAATCACCGCTTTTGCAGAGGCAAACCCCGGCGCGGTCAAAGCGGCTCTGGGTATCGGCGGCACGCTGGTCGTATTGGGCGGGATGTTATCAACGGCGGCCAGTATCGTGTCCACTATTGCAACGGTACAGGGGTTACTTGCGGGCGCGGGCATTGGCGCTGGAGCAGGAGCGGCAGGCGTAGGCGCGGCACTCGCCCCTGCACTGACCGCCGCACTCACCGCCGCCGCTCCTGTGCTGGCAATTGCAATCGGCGCGGAGATTGGGCGGCAGTTGGTATCGGTTGTTGCGGGAGAGGAGTACACATGGAAAGAGATCGGGCAAGACCTGAAAAATCTTGTGGGTGGGATGGACTGTTCAACTTCTTTGGCCTGAACACCAATATCAGCGCGGTACTGGCCGAAGCGATGAATACATCGGACTTGTATCTGGTTGAACGCTTGAACGCGCAAAGCGAGAAGGGCGCGGCTACTTTGGCAAACGCGGTACGCTCACAAGGCGAGAGAACAGCCAGCGCGATCAATCAAGGGCTGGGGTCGCTTGCAATGAGTTTGCAGAGTTTCGGAATGAGCATCAAGGCGGGGTTGGCGGGGTTGTTTTCCAAACTGCCAGGCTTTGCGGAAGGCGGCGAGATTAGCGGGCCCGGCGTATTCATGGGCGGCGAAAAGGGGCGGGAGTTTGTGCTATCCAACAGCACCACCCGCGCCGCTGAAAGTCTGCTAGGCGGTAGACTGACACAAGACCGACTCTTGAGTGCATTGGGCGGGCGCAAAATCAGTTACTACGATGCACGGCGGTTCGATGCGTCGGTATCATCCAATGACCGCCGCATGATACGAAACGAAACACTGTCCGCGATTAGTGAGGCACTAGGATGACAGCACCCACCGATTATGAATTAGGCACAACGCTCGTAGGCGTGGCAACGCTTGCCAGTTTGAGCATCCCCAACCCTGAAAGCGAGTTTGTCGATTACTCGTCTACCGTCAAACTAGCCAGCGGAATCACACGCGGGCTGGGGTCGCAAATGGCGACATGGCATTATGGATACCTGACACAAGACCAGTACGACGCTCTTACCACAATTATGACAGACATCAGTACATCGGTTTACTTTAGCACACTGACCAACACAGGCGACTTTGCGAGGTATTCGGGTATCGCCCGCCTACCTGAAAGGTATGTACTACGCGGGCCAGTCTCAAAGCTCCGTTATATTGACGTGACAATACAATTTACCATGCTGGTGGTTCAACCATGACGACCAACGTACCAGCCCGCGCCGCAACAGCGGGAGAGCTTACCAAGTTTCGCTCAAAGCGGCAGACATCTAAACTCAACCTTGCTATCTGGCATCCTGACACCGTTTACACGGCGCGGGTCAATCAGACGTTTGCCACAACCAACGGCGTGGCGCAATTGACCTATGACGGCGGCTCTGGCACGCTGGCCGATGTACTGGTAGGCATGACCATGTTTATAGGGTCATCGGCGGGCGCGTATGATAAGGGCATCGTCCGCGTCCGGGAACTTCCCACATCCACAATCTTTTACATCAGCGAGACAAGCGACGTTGCCTTTGCAGATAACGATTATATAACCGTTGTTGATTCCTTCTCGCTCTGGCCGCGCGATACAAGGCAAAGTGGCGACATCACTTACATGGATTACGAAATTGAGTATGGCGATTATCGGCAGGGCGGTATCATCCCGCGCATCGGGCCGATGGTGAGCGTACTCAAGCGCACATCTGGGACGGTCACATTTACACCGCCTTCCCCCGCTTTGTCTGCCTGTTATGACGGCGAAACCGTATCATCATACCTTTATGCCTTCCCCGGCGCAAATAGTACCTCTAACCTGACAAGCGGCACGGGTACAGCGTCCGCAACCTATACAACGGCGGGCGAGTACCGTTGGTCATGCACCATCACAGACAGCGCAGGGCGGCAGACAGTATCTTACCGCTGGGTATTTGTTGACCCTGACGAGTTGCCTTTTCGTCTTTTATCCTGTTCAGCCGACGCGGATAATGGGTATTGGTCTTTCGATGTATCCTGTTATGCGGACGTTGCACAGTCATCCATTTATGACCGCGCTTTAGTGACGCTCTACGCAGACAGTGAATATTACAACGGCACGGCGGGCAGTATCGGCAAGATCAGCGGATACGATAATATCGTAGCGACGGGCTGGGTGGACGGCGAAAGCATCACCTACAACAGCGAGACCAGCGAGGTGACTTTTAGTGTCAAGGGGCCGGGATACTGGTTCGAGAAAATCCGCGCCTTCCCGTTTGACCTGCAATATACAGGCGATCAACCGACTGATTGGAAACACATCGAAGATATGACGGTTGATAAAGCCCTTGCTCATATTCTATTCTGGACGACAACCGCGCCACTAGTTATGGATTGCTTTTTTACAGGCGATGCCAACATTGTTAAATTGATTGCACAGCCCGCAGGATCACTGAAAGACCAACTCAAGGCCATTGCAAAAAATACGCTCTTTGCCGATATGATGACCAACTCCTACGGGCAGATGTTTATCGAGGTTGACCCGCAGATTATCGACGACACCACCCGCGATGCCTTCCCCGTTGTGATGGACATCACCGAAAGCGACCGCGAGGATAATCTGACCATTGAACGGGTGAACGTGCAAGAGACGTCCATGATTGAGTTGTCGGGGTATCAGGATTACGACGGCTCGGCAGATGTGCTTTTATACTCCCGCGCTCCTGGCAACATCGGCAAGCGGTACGGATATATGAGGTCTGTCGATGGGTACATCTTTGCCGATCAAAGCGACTGCAACCGTATCGCGGGCGCGTTACTGGCAACAGATAATAGGATATATGAGCATATCGAGATTCCACTGGCGCAAAACAACAGGCTCTTTGACATCTGCCCGCGCATGTACGCCACGCTAACCGTATCGAGTGCCGATAATATACGCGGCGTAGGAATTACGGCAGAGCGTCTGATACCGCGTAAAGTGTCTTACTTTTATGACCATGACGCGCACACCATGACAAGCACAGTGTTTTTCGAGTTTGAGACCATCGGCGCGGACGGCGTAACCTATTACCCACCGCCCCCGCTGATCGAGAACATCGACACAAGCACGCCAGATGAGCCGATTGATTTCCCCGGTCTGGATGGATACTTCCCTCCGCTTATCCCGCCGACTGTGACAACGCCATGCACAGGGAGCGCGTCAATCAGTTTACCGTTTGACGAGTCTTATCTTGACGGCGCAAACGGCCCGACACTGGCGCGGATATATCTGCCCTGCACCATCAAGAACGGAGCGACTGTCCGCATGGAGGGGTTATGGTGGGGCGATGCGAACACAAATTACAACGTGTATGCGGTCAAGGACGGCGCACGCATCCTGACGGCCAGCGTCACCAGTAACAGCGCGTACTCTGGTAACACGTTCAACATTGCGACGTTTACAACGATGTCAAATACTGCGATAGACGGCTTTGAAATGGAAATTGCCAGCGGCGCGGGCGCGTCGGTGACATATACCCCGTTGGATGTGGTCGCATCTGGGACGGTAAGCTCAACAGACAGCACGGGCGATTTGATAAGCGGGCTGGTGACAGGGAATTATTACTGCGTTGAAGGTAATGGCGGACCTTGGTATTATTCCAACGTACCGCCATTGTCCACACAGCCGAATTATATGATTGGCATGACTGGCCCTTCTCATGCTGGACGATTTACAAGTGCGGGCGGCGGTTTCTTCCTTGTCACCAATAGCCCCGGCGTATACGCGGAGGCGATAGACGCAGATTACGGCCGTATCTATTTTCAAAAATCGGCGGCGGCCGTGTATGTGTTTATCTATGACGGTGTTTACTATCCCGATAACCTTGGGACGATGGGTTACAACGTCCGCAACGCAACCGCGCGCGGGCGGGCGATTACCATTTTAGGCACGCTCATCAATGGAGTGTGTACGCTATGAAAAAAGCCAATCTGGTACTGGCTCGGAAACTCAATCAACGCTTTGGCAAAAAGCAAGATGTTTTGCTCAAACAGCCCGCCGTCATGGGTGACGGAAGCGGGCAATTGACGGTAAGCGGTGTCAATAACTTTGTGTATGTGACCATTGGCGACAAGTCCCTGCCCGTGTTCAATAACCGTGTCACCCCGCAAATTGGCTTGAAAGTTTGGGTCGGGTACGCTACTGAAGAGGATACGCTGTTCCAAGTGTTATCCACACGGAGCGAGACCCCCGCAGGCACGCAGGCAGGGTTTACAGGCTACGCCCCCGCTAAACGTTACGAGTGGCAGGCGATCAACGGCGGGCAGGATCCGGTATATATCCACCTACGCCAAACAACGCACATGCGGCTCGGCATGAGTTCATCGGGTGGGATGAACGTGGATTTGTTCGGCGGCACGATACACACCGGCTCGGCTTATGTCACAGTTTCACGGCAGGATATTGACCTGACCGCGTATATCCCCGCAACCGCCGATAAAGCAAAATTCGTACTGATTACTATCAACACGAGCGGAACAGTGGTCAAAACTGCGGGGAGCGAGGTGGACATAGACGCGCTGGCGTTGACCGACATCCCCGCTGTGCCTGCCAGTACCGCGTATGTATGCGGTGCGGTGCGGTGCTACGAGGGGCAGACAGCGGTACAGGATGCGCGGACAAATACCGATTTTGTGGACTTACGTCTGGCACAGTACGGCGTCCCTAACTCGCACAACTTACTCGCTGGTTTACAGGGCGGGACGACTAATGAGTACTACCACCTGACCAATACCCAACACGGGCGGTTATCAGTTGTAACCGCGTTTGGTTCGTCCCTGATCGACGACGCAGACGCATCGGCGGCGCGTACAACGCTTGGCTTGGTCATCGGTACAAATGTGCAAGCCTACGACGCCACCTTGCAATCCATCTCCGCGCTCGGTACGGCGGCGGATAAAACACTATATACAACAGGCGTTGACACTTGGGCGGAAACGGCATTAACTTCATTTGGTCGCTCATTGATCGACGATGCAGACGCATCTACAGCGCGGACGACATTAGGCCTCGTGGCAGGCGGCGCGGGTGATATTTGGGTCGAGAAAGCGGGCGACACGATGACAGGCCAACTGTTTATCGACGGCTCATCTGACCAAATCCAGTTACGAGTACAGGCGCACTCCTCACAGACGACCAACCTGCAGACATGGGAGAATAGTAGTGGGGGGATATATTTGCGAATTGGTAACGTAGGGCAAATAGTTCAAACCGCAAACGCTGTTATAGACGGGAATCTATTTGAC